GGTGGGATCCAAAGTTAGTAAAAAGAATATCTAAAGAAGATTTTGTTGACAAATTTGGATCTAAATTAGATCGTGACAGAATGATAAATCATCTTGGTATTCCAATGAACAACCTGGAATTAAGAATTTTACTTGAAAGAGCTTATGATGACATTACTACGGATGGATTAGCAAGCTTAGAGCCTGGAGCTAGAGGTGGAACTAAGATGGCTAACAGACACCAGGAACACAGAGTTTTAATTTTTAAAGACGTAGATGACTGGTTAGATCTTAATGATCAATTTGGTCGTCCAGATCTTTATACAACAATGAATGATCATTTATCAAACATGAGTCATGAAATTGCAATGATGGAGATCTTAGGGCCTAATCCTCAAGCAAGTTATGAATATTTAAGAAGCATGTCAAAAAAGAAAGGAGCTAACGACGTTAGATTAGCTCAGTTAGATGCGATTTGGAATGTAGCTTCTGGCAAAGTTAATAACGCAGTTATGACTACTGTTGCTGATTTTTCAAGAACAACCAGGAGTTTATTAGTTGCAGCACAATTAGGTGGTGCTTTCTTATCGTCATTAAATGATCCTTGGATAGCTAGAATGACTGCAAAGATTAATGGCATACCTTCTATGAAAGTATTTAAAGAAGCGCTGCGTCAATTTAATCCAGCTAATAAAGAAGATAGAATTTTTGCAGTTGAGATGGGATTAGTTGCAGAAGCCTGGACAACTCGTGCATTAGCAGCAAATAGATTTACAGAGATCACTGGAGCTGATTTTGCAGCTAAAGCTGCTGATGCCACTATGAGAGCTTCATTGCTTTCTCCCTGGACAGATGCTTTACGAAAAGGTTTTGGAATGGCACATTTCTCACAACTTGCAAAAGACTCTGCAAAAGCTTTTAAAGATCTTCCAAAACTTAGACAACAAGCATTAAAAAGATACAACATTTCTCCAGAAGAATGGGAAATATTAAGAAAGACTAAAGCTATTGAACACAAAGGAGCTAAGTATTGGTCAATAGAAAAATTCCTGGAAAGATCTGATTTGCCAACAAATCAAAAAAATGCTTTGATCGGCAAAGTACAAGAAATGACTTTAGGTGAAATAGATCATGCTGTATTGATGCCAGATTTTAGATCAGAAGCAATAGCTACTATGGGTACTAGAAGAGGTGGTACTGGAGAAATTATAAGGTTTGCAGCAATGTACAAATCATTTCCTATCTTAATGATTATGAAACAGCTATACAGAGGAGCTGCTTTAGAAGGAACAGCTAACAAAATAAACTATATTGCTCAACTAACTATAGGTTTAACAGTCTTTGGTGCTATAGCTCTCCAGGCTAAAGACATTGCAAAAGGCAGAAACCCAAGAGATATGAATGATCCTAATTTTTGGAAAGCTGCTTTTTTACAAGGTGGTGGTACTGGAATCTTTGGAGATTTTTTATTTGCCGAAACAAATAGATTTGGTCAATCATTCATGGAAAGCCTTGCTGGACCAGTATGGGGTTTAGGTAATGATATATGGGATATAACTAAAGGAAATGTGGATCAATTAACTGCCGGGAAAGATACAAATCTTAGCGCTGATATGATACAATTCCTACGACGTTATACACCTGGCAGTTCAACTTGGTACATTAGAGGCATATTTGAACGAACAATTTTAGATCAATTACAGAAGATGTTGGATCCAAAAGCGTATGAAAAATTTAGAAGAGATGTTAATAAAAGAAAAACAGAATATGGTCAATCTTATTGGTGGAAGCCTGGATCTTCTGCTCCAACAGAATCAATTGATATGTCAGAAACAGGAGTATTTTAAATGGCAACATTAACAGTCGGTGATATTACACCACGCGTTCAGTACACCGCTAGTGCTGGCCAAACTACATTTGCTTATGCGTTTCCAATATTTGCAAATACAGATCTAAAAGTTTATATAGGATCAACCCTTAAAACATTAACAACTCATTACACAGTTACTGGAGCTGGAACGAGCTCTGGCGGAAATGTTGTATTAGGATCTGGCGCTTCAGCTGGAGAAATTGTAACAATCTATAGAGATCTTCCAGTAGCTAGAAGCTCAGATTATCAAACTGGTGGAACCTTTAGAGCTGAAACATTAAACGACGATCTGGATAAATTAGCAATGATGATCCAGCAAGTTGAATATGATCTTAACAATAGAGTATTAAGATTTGGTCAATTCACAACTGGCATTCCATTATCTGAATTTACAGAAAGTGATACTGATCGTGCCAACAAAGTTTTATCATTTTCTTCTACATGTGATCCTACAATTACCCAGGAGCTTGGAGTTTGGAGAGGAAACTGGGCAGCTGGAACAGCATACGTTGTTCGTGATCTAGTTAAAGACACATCAAATTCAAATGTTTATATTTGTTTAACTGCTCATACAGCAGCTGGATCACAACCACTAACTTCAAATGCTGGTTATGGTAATTGGGCCCTATTAATAGATTCAGCAGCAGCAGCGACATCTGCATCGGCAGCAGCAGCCAGTGCGACAGCAGCTGCAAACTCAGCCACAGCAGCAGCCAGTTCAGCAACCGCAGCAGCCACATCTAAAACTGGAGCTGATACAGCAAAAACAGCAGCCGAAACTGCTAAGACAGCTGCGGAAACTGCCAAGACAGCAGCAGAAACAGCCGAAACAAATGCTGAAACAGCTGAAACAAATGCAGAAGCATCAGAAGCAGCAGCTCTAGTATCTAAAAACGCAGCAGCTACAAGTGCTACCTCTGCTTCAACAAGTGCATCAACAGCAACAACAAAAGCTTCAGAAGCTTCAACTTCAGCAACTAATGCTGCCAGTTCAGCGACAGCAGCAGCTTCCTCTGCTACAGCAGCAGCGGGATCCGCAACGTCAGCTTCTACTTCAGCATCAACCGCTACTACCCAGGCAACGACAGCTACTACCCAGGCAACAAATTCAGCTTCAAGCGCTACAGCAGCAGCAGCTTCGGCAGCAGCAGCAGCAGCTTCCGCAGACGCATTTGATGATAGCTATCTTGGAGCAAAGAGTTCTGATCCTACAGTAGATAATGATGGCGATGCTTTAACTGCTGGCGATATGTATTACAACACCAGCACGAACAGAATGAGAGTTTATTCTGGATCCTCCTGGTCAGATGTTGCTTTAGATCCAGCAACAGTAGTTAGCAAAACATCAAACACAGGCTCTGGAGTCTTACCAGCTGGAACAACAGCACAAAGAGATGGCTCACCTTCTGCTGGTTTTATGAGATTCAACACAACAGACACTAGCGCTGAAATTTACGATGGTTCAGCTTGGAGTCCAGTAGGCGGTGGTAATACGACAGACAAAGGTCTATACGAACACGCACATACCATATCAGCTAACTATAGCATAACAAGTGGCAACAACGCTTTGACTGCTGGGCCGATAACGATTAACTCAGGGGTTTCAGTTACGATTCCAACGGGTTCAACTTGGATAGTAGCATAGGAGAATTATGAGTAAAGTAAAAATACAAGGTCACGCATCAGGCACAGGGGTACTAACTGTAACTGCTCCGAATACGAGTACAGACAGAACGATAACACTACCTGACACAACAGGTACTTTGTTAGATGAGAACTCTAGCGTACCAGCAGCTAATCTAACAGGCACAATTGCAGATGCTAGATTCCCAGCTACATTACCAGCAGCAAGTGCAGCTAATTTAACAGCTATTCCAGCAGCTAACATTACTGGAACATTACCAGCTATTAGTGGTGCTAATCTTACCAACTTACCGAGTGGTGGAAAAGTGTTGCAAGTTGTTCAAGATACATCTACCACTCAATATTCAACAAATGCAACAAGTTGGCAATCGACAGATTTATCAGTTGCAATAACGCCTTCATCAACATCAAGCAAAATTCTTTGTATATTAAGCACACAAACTTGGATTAATGTTCAGAATGTTTTTTGTTTTATGGGAATAGATAGAGATGGTACTAATTTAGGTGGACAGGCTTGGGGTTTGTCAGTTAATCATTTAGCTTATCAATCGGGTTCTTCTGATGATAGAAATCCAGCACATATAACATATCTTGATAGCCCTAACTCTACATCAAGTTTAACTTATTCTTTTAAATTTAAAGCAACTTATGGAACTTGCAAGGTTATGGACTCTAATATGGTTTCATCTTTAGTTTTAATGGAAATAGGAGCATAATATGGTAGATAAAGATTTAGCAATAAGAAACACACATTCAACAGTTACTACTATTTCTCATTCTTCACCACTAAAAGCGTGGGATGAAAAAGGCAATACAGTTGTATTAAATCAATCTTTAATTTCAGCAGAAGTAACTAGACTCCAAGCAGTCTATGACTCCCAAGAATACGCAAGAAAACGCAAAGCTAAATACGATGCGTTAAATCAATTTGAATTAATCAGCGATGATTCTATTAATGGCACGACTACACACAAGGATGCCATATTAGCAATTAAGTCTGAGTTTCCAAAACCATAGGAGTAACTAGATGGCAATAACAATTAGTGGCGGTGGAATTACCACAAACGAAATACTAGACAACACAATTACTGCTAGTGACATTAACTCAGCAGTAGAGTTAGGTGGCCCAAGTCTAGGAGCTTCGAGTGTGATCAGAACCAATGCCCAAACAATATCTGAGAATATAACCATTCCTAGTACATCTAATGGGATGAGCGCGGGGCCTATAACAATTGCTGATGGCTACACAGTCACAGTCAACGGAAACTGGAGCGTAGTGTAATGAGTACATTAGAAGTCAAAGCAATACAAGCACCAACTGGTTATGATTTGCAAATGCCTGCTGGTCATATAGTACAAGTTGTTAATGTTAAATATGTTAGTTCAGGAACACATAGCAATTCAACATCTACTTGGGCAGATACTGGATTAACAGCTTCAATAACACCAACCTCATCTTCTAACAAAATACTTGTTAATGTAATACATACTGGATGTGGCAAACAAAGTGGTAACTCTAGACTAATGTTAAATTTATTGCGTGGTTCTACAGTCATAAGTAATTTTGAAACTATGGCTGCTTATGACAACGCATCGGGCGACAATCAAGTAGGCTCTTGTAGCTGTTCTTATTTAGATTCACCAAGCACTACATCAGCAACTACCTATAAAACACAAATGAAAACAGGTGCTGCTGGTTCTGTGTTTGTTGGGTGGGGCGGTTCTGATGCGTTTATAACACTTATGGAGGTAGCTGGCTAATGGCATCAAAAATTAAAGTAGACCAATTAGAAACCGCAGATGGTTCAGGCACTATAGCCTTACAGAATCAGCTATCGGGAATGACAAGTGCGAGTATGCCTACTGGTGCTGTGTTGCAAGTTGTTATTTCAGAACATTCAACCCAAACAAATTTATCTACTGCCACATATACTGATATAGGTCATAGCGCAACAATTACACCATCATCTACAGCAAGTAAAATTTTTGTTATGTGGAGAGCGCACGCTAGAACTTCAATTGCTGGCTCTGGTTTTGGAACAAAACTTGTTAGAGGTTCTACAGCTGTATGGACATCTAATAGTAATTATTCTCAATACTATGCTAATGCTGGAGAAATTCATTCATCACATAACATTTCGTATATAGACAGTCCATCAACAACATCTGCTACTACTTATAAACTTCAGGCTTCTTCTTATGGTGGTAACTTAATTAAGATGAATAGTGATGGCGAAAAAACCCAACTTGTATTAATGGAGATAGCGGGATGATTTTTAATTTAATTTTAACAGGAGTAAGAAATGGCAAATGAGATGACAACAGTCGATGCCCTACAATCCCTAAAGCCAAACGCTGAATGGGTATTGAGAGGTGACGAATTAGAGTGGTTGGACAGTAAACAAACTGAACCCACACAGAGCGAAATAGACGCAGAGGTTACAAGACTGCAAGGTGTCTATGATGGTAACGCATACCAAAGAACAAGGGCAACAGCTTATGCAGAAATCAAGGAGCAGTTAGACCAACTGTACCACGATATGACTGCTGGTAAGTTAGATGCAACAGGTGAGTGGCACAAAGCAATTAAAGCTGTCAAGGATGCCAATCCTAAACCATAAGGAGTAGTAAATGCCAACAGAGATTAGTGGCTCAACTGGAGTCAACAAAATACAAGACGGAACAATTACTTCTGCTGATATTAGCACAAATAATTCTTCTTGGTATTTAGAAGGCCCAACACAAACTGGTTCACAAAGTTGGCCACCAAACAAATTAAGTATTACTGCACCTACAGGAAATTATTATGCTGGTTCAGGAATTACAGTTACTGCTGGCTCAAGTGGTTATATAAAAGTATCTGAAGCTGGACTTTATTTAATTACTGCTTTAATTATGAATGACTTTAGTACAGTTGCAAACAATTACACTACTTTCAATGAAGTCGTTGGTCAATTATATCGTGAAGGGGGTACATACTCAGGAACACACGATACGATGTATAAGATGAGTGGTACTGGTGGTACGAGAAGTAATGTAAATTCCCAAGTACACAATACAGGAACAATAATTCTTAATTTAAATGCTGGAGATAATCTTTGGTTAGGTTCTTATACTGAAACTGCTTCAGGAACAACAACTAAATTAATTCACTTTTCGGGAGCATTATTAAGATGAGTACAATAAAATCAAGTGACGAACATCTAACACTAAACGCTGATGGTTCTTCTAAAGACATAAAGTTCCAAGCCAACGGAGTAGAGAAAGCGAGTATCAGTTCTGCTGGTGCGTTTACTTCTACTACGATTGATGCAACCAAGCTGACAGGTACGATACCTAACTTTACCTCGACAGGTATTGATGACAATGCTGATGCTACTGCTATAACAATTGATTCAAATGAAAATGTAGGTTTCGGTGTAACTCCTGAAACTGATTGGTATCCTAAAGTTATACAATCTGGCAACAGAGGTGCTGTTTATGGGTATTCAAATCAAACACATCTTTCAAACAACGCTAAGATGATTGATGTAAGTGAGAATTATAAATATATGGAATCGTCTTATGCTACAGATTATTCTCAAGAAGGTGGCACTCATCAATTTAAAGTAGCATCTTCAGGTTCAGCAGATTCAGCGATTACTTGGACTACTGCTTTAAATATTACAAACGATGGCAGAGGCTTGTCACAGTTTACTGCAAAGGCTTGGTGTAATTTTAATGGTACTGGTACAGCAGCTATTAACGATTCTCATAATGTGTCTAGTCTTACTGATAGTGGTACTGGTCAGTTTTGGGTAAATTTTTCTAACGCTATGGCTAACGCTAATTATGCTGTAAGTGGAATGACTCAAGATGGTTATTATGGTGCAGTTATGTATTTTGCTGATAGCAGCACAGCTAATTTAGAAACAGGACGTGTTAAAGTTGCTACTGCTAAAAACGGAAATGCGGGTTATGTAGACAGAAGTGAAAACACTTTAATAGTTTTTGGAGATTAATATGAGATTAATATATGACAATGGTGGAGTGGCTCAAGTATTAACACCAGCTCCTAAATTTTTAGCACAGCTAACAGGTACAGATGAAGAAAAGATAATACACATAGCTAACAAAGATTTACCTACTGGCACTAAGTACGAAATCATAGCTGACTCAGTTGACTTATCTGACAGGTCTTTTAGAAATGCTTGGACATATACTGCTGGTTCTGATGAAAAGACTTCAGCAGACTTGAGTGCAGAGGACTTAGCTAAATACAATATGAAGGAGAATAAATAATGCCTATAACTGTAGATATAGCTAAAGCCAAAGTCATTACTAAAGACAGACTTAGAGCAGACAGAAAACCTCTGTTAGAGGAACAAGACATTCTCTTTATGAAGGCACAAGAAGCTGGTACATCAACTTCAGCTATTGTGACAGAGAAACAAAGGCTCAGAGATATTACAAAGCAAGTAGATAGTATGACTACTACTGATGAATTAAAGGCAGCTAAAGTAGAAGCCTAATGAACGAAAAAATAATGCAAGGTATCGTCGGTCTAATGTTTGCTTTTGTGGCATTCTTAGGATCTCAATTGTTTTCAGCTAACAATGACATAGTCAGATTAAACCAGGCTATGAATCTATTAGTTACACCAGACATGCAAATCGTTCCCTCTTCTAAGCATTACTCACATGAAGTAGAAAGGGCAAAGCTTGAAGCAAAAATTGAGGCCCTGGTAAGAGAACTTTCATTTACTCAAAAAGAAATTAATTACATATATGAGAAATTTTTATGACTTCTGAAAGATGGCATTTAAGTAAAGCAATATCACTATCACATATTGCAACAACTGGAACAATGATTGTATTAATGATCATGTATGTCACAGCAATTGAAAGAGATGTAGCTGTACTGCAATCTCAACAAAAAGCAACTGAAAAAAAGTTTGACTCAATAGATGTAAAGCTAGAAAAAATTATTGATCTTGTTTTAGAGATTGATAGTAAATGAAAACAGCAATTTTAATAATTGTTGCTCAAATAATAGTAACTGTTTTAACTAAAGGAGTTTAATATGAATGACAAGATAATTGAATTTTATAAAGCTAACAAAACAAAAGTGATTTTTGCTGGCATTGTAGTTCTTGGTCTATTAGCTAATTTATTAGGCTGATGTTTGGCATTCCTATGGAAGTTGTGACAATGCTTGGTTCAACAGTGGGCGGAGCTGTAATGAGGATCTGGTCCCAATCTAACGCTGACAAAGCAGAGCAATGGAAAATGGCCCTGGAAGCTGGAAGAGAAAACGAGCTCTCCAGATCAGCTGCAAGAGAATGGAGCACACCTCATGCTAACTGGACTCGTAAATTCCTAGTTGTTTCTTTTATGGCAATGGCAATGTTCTTGATACTTGCTCCGTTATTAGGGCAGACAAGTCAAGTCCCAGTGATCTCAACTGAAGGTTTCAAAATTCTTTTCCTGGACTTTACTCATGAAGTTACAGAGTACATTGAACTTGAGGGAGTAGTTACTCCAGAGTGGTTAAGCCACGCAATCATGGCTGTTGTTGGTTTGTATTTTGGGAGCAGTATTTCCTCTCGGAGATAACATGAAACATTTATTTGAGTTCTGTAATACAGACGCACAAAAGAAAAAGTTAGAGCTATATATTAAATATGGCACTATGGCAAAAGTTGGTGAGGAGCTAGGAATAACTCATCAAAATGTTTCTAAAACTATTAGAGCTATAAGAAAGCGAGCAGCTCTTCAGGGCATAGCTCCAGAAGCTGATATGGTTCATGAAGCTGCCCAGGGATTTAATGTCAAAGGTGTATCAACTCTTTATGGTGATGATGGCCAGGTAAAAATCCAATGGGTAAAAACGCAGCAAGATGGATTAGATCCAGAAGAAGTTGCCAACATATTTAATGAGGCCCTGGGAGAATTTAAACCAGTTAAAGTAAATCCACCAGGACTAACTGATTCAGATCTCCTGGCTACTTATGTTATGGGCGATCCACACATTGGAATGTTGGCCCATCGTAATGAGTCCGGTGAAGATTTTGATTTAAAGATCGCAACTAAAGATCTTCAAAGAGCAACAAATGCCCTGGTAGAAAGATCTCCACAAACTGACACAGCAGTCATACTTAACCTGGGAGATTTCTTTCACTCCGATAATGATCAGAACAGAACAGCTAAAGGTGGCAATGCCCTGGATGTTGATGGACGCTGGCACAAGGTTTTAAAAGTTGGTATAGATCTTATGTGCGAGATCGTAACTTCAGCGCTGCGAAAACATAAGCACGTCATAGTTAAGTCAATAATAGGCAACCACGATTCTCATAGTTCACTATTTATTGGATTAGCACTCGAGCGTATGTATCATGACGAGCCAAGAGTGACTGTAGATATTAAGCCATCTAAATTTTGGTATTACAAATTCGGAAAAGTTTTAATAGGATCAACTCATGGTGACATGGCCAAACCAGAGAAGCTGCCAATGATCATGGCTGCTGATAAACCTAAAGAATGGGGTGATGCTAAATACAGATATTGGTACACTGGACATATTCATTCTCGCAACGTGATCGAGTCAGCGGGTTGTACCTGGGAAAGTTTTAGAACGCTTGCAGCAAAAGATGCCTGGCATTCTGGAATGGGTTATAGATCAAACCGCGAAATGAATTGCATTCTGCTGCATAAAGAGTTTGGCGAAGTAGGGCGCAACACAGCCAGTATTGATCTTATAAGATCTCAGTAACCCAGTCCAGGGACTTCTCAATATAAGCAGCTTTGTTAGTTATGTCTGTTGGTGTACCATAAGACTCTGAAACAGAACTGGCCCAACCACCTAATTCTTTTCTCATGTACTCCGGACATTCAACTGATCTTAACCTGGTAGCTAGAGTATGCCGAAAGGAATGTGACGTTGGAGATCCTGGCCCAAGTATTCTATGAATTCTATTATTTACATTTGCATTAGCAGTATCTTTACTACGATCTTTTTTTAACCATCTTGGAAAAACCCACTCTTCTGTAAGATCTAAACATTGAGCAGCGGATAGTGAAGATCCGACCAGGGGAATGATCCTTTGAGAGCTTCTATTCTTTAGCCTACGCATAGGATTCTTATGTAAAACAACATGAGGTATTCGTCCCAGGTTTATATCCCGAGAAGCTAATCCTACTGCTTCAGAAGATCTCATGCCAGTATCAATTAATAAACCTATGATCTGTTCTGTTTTGTTATCAGATCCTCCAACAACATCTCTCAAAAAATTTAATTGATCAGAAGTAAAATCTTCACGCTCTTCACTATCTAATCCAAAGTTTGGTATGTTTAATTTTCGGAAACGATGGAAGTGATCAATCTCATGTTCTTCATAAACTAGATTAAAAACAGCACAAATTGAATTTAATTCTCGACGCACAGAAGTTGTCTTGACAGATCTTAAACGATCTCTAATAAAACTATTGATCTCTACTTTAGAATAATCATGTGGTGGATGATCTCCTAGATTATCAACTAAATATCCTATGTTCCTAACTACATCATCATAAGCTTTTGTAGTTTTATTTAAACCTTTTAATTCAGCATAGGCTTCAATAAAATCAGAAGCAGCTGTTAATTCTTTTGCTTTCTTTCTAAATGGATCTATACCCAGGGCCAGTTGTTTTTTATAATCGCGAGCTATATCCCTGGCATCAACTAAACTAACATGATCATATTTACCCAGGCTTTTTTTAACTGGGTATTTAGATCCTGGTGAAGTATAAAGAAATCTCCAGGTTTTTCCACCACCTTCTTGAGTAGGACCAATCCTTAAATATAAGCCATTATAGTCTGCAATAAATTTTTCTTTTTCACCAGGTTTTACTGATTTAATAAAACGATCTGTTAGCATATTTCTTTACTGGTATAGAAACTGGTATAGTTTACAGCAAGAAATAATGATGATGTTTTAATATTTCGAGAGATAATGAGAGTATCAATTTCTCTTATAACTCACTTACAGAAACAAAAAAAGCAGCCATTAAGACTGCTTGATTTAATTTGCTTGGTGCCCGGAGCCGGAATCTAACTAATTCGCTATAGGCTTGTTACAAAAGGATTTATAAAATTTTTAAGATTTACTGGTATAGATACTGGTATAGATTGATCTAATTTGGATTGGCTACACACTCATCTAAATACTCTATCATTTCACTATAAATCCAACGCTGACTTCCAGCAACTGTTCTTGATGGTGGTATCTTACCACTTTTTTGTAATCTGTACACAGAAGGAACAGATAACTCTAGTAATTGTGCCACCTGTTTTACTCTTAAAAACTTATGTGTGTATTCTTCCATTTAACACTCCGGGTTTAATTGTTTGTGATCATAAACTTCACCGGAGCATACAGCTTCGATGTAAAAGTTATGTTCGTAAAGTTCATCCTGGTAATCCATAGCACCAGCGATCCCCAGGATGGTTATAAAGTAAATGCCAATTAAGACAGGCTTAAAATGGTTCATCTGGAAAATTAACATTTGATGGTGGTGTTTGTCGCGCAGCTTGTTGAGGTGCTGCTTGCCTTGGCTCATCCTTAAACATTGAAATAGATATTCCAGTTTTGCCAGGATCTGTTTCGACACCAGCTGGATTGAATGTTTTATCCATTATGATGTATGGACCATAATCGCCTTTAAGAACAACTCCACATGAAATGTAGTTTGTTTTCTCCTCACCATCTTTCATGTAAGTGCCATTCTTTACTTTTAAGTTGTACATTTTTTCTGCCATCTTATTCTCCTATGCAATAAGTTTATAAAGTGCATGGCTGCCTTTCTTGCCATGCTTAGTTATGTGAGGAACCCTCACTGTTTCGATGTTCTTGCCATCTTTAAATTTAAGATCTGCAATACGTTGTGTTAATGATGTGCCAGCTGGAAAATCATGGTTAGTAATTCCATCTGGCCAGGCATCAATCAACTTTTGCAGCACTTCTTGTTTCAGCGTCATTAGCTTCTCCTTTATTAATTAACTTCTGCTTCATTGCTTCAGCACCTTTTACTTCTGAATCTACAACTACTGCTTCCACAGGAATCTCAGATCTTTTAAACTCATCCTCTTCTTCAATACCGCTAAAAGAAAATGCGTATCTTGCAGCCTGGATCATTGCTTTATGTCGAAGCATCCTGGCTGGCCATTGCTTCCAAGTTGGAGTGTTACGTCGACATTCACTCATGTACTCAGTAACCACTACAGGATGATCACGATCTTTACGAAACATCTCAACAGTAATAGATATTAAATTTCCTTCTTTATCTAAATTGTCAGTGCTCTTCATTCCGTTGTAATCTCGATGGTTATTAATCAACTTCATCCAGCCATCGATTGAAACGATCGGTCGAATACCACTTTGGGAAGGAAACGCAAAGATCTCCCTGGTAATTGGATTAAGGTTATATTCCTTAGCAACCATTAAGAACGCTGCAAATTGTCCATCGCTAATATTGCCTGGGACAGCAGTTTCTTTCAGTGCATTAATAAATGGGCCAGGTTCCATATCGAACTTAGCTGCCATTACTTTTGTTAAGCTTTTATTCCCCATATCTTCTCCTATATCTTTAAACGAAAGGTGCGACTCGAAGATTCAGTAGCGTATTTGTCATACATCCCATCCTCTTTGAGTCGCTTGGTGTCAACGCGACGAGTGGAGCTCTCTTTCCAAGTCGCGAGAAGTTGGCCGGACTCATCAGCTAGTGATGAATGATCAGCCATCTCTTTTTGGATCTCAACTTGCAAATCACTTTTGATCTTAGTGAGATCTCGTATCTTTAAATTAACTCCACTGAGCTTGGAACATTTAGCTGCAAGCTTTTTAGAAATTAATGTTGCGCCATTGTCATGTGGCCATTTGTTTTTAATGTCAGTGTTGTTGATCGGATCCGGCTGCACTTTAGCCAGGACATTGTCATTCCAGAACTCAACTTCTTTCTCGACCAGGTGATCTATAATTTCCTGGTCCCTAGGTATGTGATAGATCCTAAAATCATTTCCGTTGATCAGAACTGCAACATCAGCAAACTCAGCATCAGTCACAGCCATGTAGTGATAAACCTGGGCAAGATAATATTCTGGAATATCAGTTGATCCAAGATCACCCCAATCTGGAGAATATCCAGAAGTCTTGCACTCCAGGATCCCATTCTTTCCAACGATCTCCCTGTCCAGGTTAGCAAGTATGAAGTCATAATCTTTGTGAGCAATGATCCTGTTATTACGTCGGACTTTATTGCCAGATCTTTTCTCATACTCAGCTGCGACTATATCCTCCAAGGTTCGGCCCCAATACATACGTTCGCTATCTGGTGTATCTTCTGCGCTACCAATCTTATCCAGGTAAACATCAAGAGGAGATTTCCATTTACTTAATCCAAGGATCGCACCAGCGTCCGATCCGCCTATACCACGCTTCCTAGCAGCAAGCCATTCGTCGTGAGTCATATCTTTTGTGTTAGTATTTTTATTCATAGTAGTAGTATTATATGCTATTTTATGTATCAGATGATATTATTTGTATCCACTAAGGACGTCAAAAAGAGCTGCATGTGACTTTGCATCCTGGACCACAAGGTTCCGTTCTTTAAGCCAGGCTTCTCCCTGTTCTACTGCTAAAGATCTTGGCATTCCTCCAGTAACAAGATCTCGAACTGCATTCCAAATAGACTTTGGAAAGTGGGCGCACTCATCTTTAAAGTCTGAATACTCATCTTTTTCTTCAATTAGATCCATTGATCACCTCCGGTAATTTTTCTATTAAATGATTAAATTCTGAGTTAGCACTTTTTGTACGATCAAGAGCTTCGATACATTTGCCCAGATCTTCAGCTAACTTTGGCTCGATGTTACGATCATCAGCGATTATTCGTATATGAGCCATTAGGTTATGTATTAAGATATTAATTTGTGAAACTTTGAAACGTAACACGCTGTATTTTTCTTTACTCACACCTCCTCCTTTTTCCAATACAAAAGACTCTTGCCAATAACTTTAGATTTAAAGTTTCGATTAAATAAATTACAAAACCAAAACTCTTCCAGATCATCAAAGCTATTAAACTTTTTCTTATAAACATTTTTATCGTGATCAGTTGATCCATACACACTGTCATAATAATCATTTGGAATCTTTGAGCATTTTCCAAGCTCCTCCCAATTTTCAAAACCTTTTATCATTTCACCTCCTTAACGTGATAAATAATCATAAGCTTCCCAACTATCAAACCGATCGTGAATTGGTATCGCTCCATAAAACCTATGTCCCAGCATTTCTTCAATTGCTTCGTCAAATCGACTATCAGAAGTTGCAGCATAGTTCCCACCAAAACATGGCCCCATCATATTGTCTGGTTCATGTACTGGTTTTAAAACAACACTATTTAAAGCGTTAGGCACTAACGCAAACGCTGGAGTGTGATCATCTGGCTCAAATGGCCCTGGAACATTTATGACGCATATTTCTACAGCTTTAGACGAATCTCCACCAGCAGTAGAATCTCGTCCATTTTTATAAACACTTACAAGTAATCCCATTATTTTTTTCTCCTAGTTGACAAAATAATGCCCCTGGCAAATGCCAGGAGCTTCTTCCTACTCAAGCTACCTCCTCAAGTTTTTCTTCCTCTGGAACCTTGATCAGATCGTAGAACACAGAATCATTTGCATATCCAAGGTTTTCTCCAGATCTCAAAGCTTTCAAAACATGATCCGCAGTAAATTTATTCATCTCAGCTCGATCCAAATTAACCATTTCGATCAAACCATCCAGACCAATCTCTTTAGCTTTTTCAATATCTTCATCCTTGATCATTGGCCATGGCTTATCTAAATCTGGATCAGCATGAGCTCGCTCAATCACTTTAACCAAAACTGGTATGTCATAGAAATCACCATCAGCCATTTCAAAAACATAAAGCCATTCAATGTCACCATGCAAACCATTAGTCAATTCCCATACCGGTCGCTCTGGACGATACTCAGTAGCTTCATATCGTTCAGCCAGCAGATCATTAATAAAAGCTTTGCCTTTATTTTTATGCTTTATTAATTTCTCAGCTAGATCAGCGCCATTAGCGCCTGGGTAGCCATCAGAGTGACGATAAAGATAAATCTTTGTATCGCCCATCTTGATTAACACATTAGATCTTGTACTCATTACACCTCCTCCGGTAAAGCACAACGTGGAACAAAGTTATTCTCAACTTTGCATTTGTATCGATCAATGTTTAATCCCAGGCCAACCACATCATGAAAGAAATCATGAATTGGAAAATCCAGGAGCTTCTCAAAGTCCAGGCCAACATCAGCATGGGCAGTCAGAAGATCACATCGGTAAGATACTGGATCATTGTAGAACTCAAGCTCATTGACAGCTCGATCCACAACTTTATTGAACAATTTAACATTCGGAACTTTTCTCATTTTTCTCCCTTTCTTATTAAATCACCGCCTAGTATAGTTACATATTGTATCCTTGTCAACAATTAATTACACAAAGTATCTAAGAAAAGATAAGAAATGTAGGCCCGGTAAGGCCTACAAGGGGAAAAATAATTTTAAATTAATGGATAAAGAGGTTATCCATGGATAGCGTAGTGATGTACAAAGAACAAATCACCATACACTATGTAATGTGAAATTGTATAAATTAAAATACAAAAAAAGAAAAAGCGTAAAAAGAATCTTTCAACTTTTAAATAGTTTGTATCTAAGATCATTTGTTTTGCAAGTTTACGTCGTAGATCGCGACGCTTGTTAAGATTTTGAAAAGTATCAGAATCAAGTATGTAACGATTAAACATTCTTACTCCTGTATTGTTTTTTAGGCTGTAATGTAGGATTCAATCAGCCAGCTAAAAAAGTGCATTGCTGCACAACCTTAACTTCCTTTTTTTGTTATTAGAGTGGTACAGGGAAAGTAACTCAACCACTTTATAGTTCATACTAGAACATAATACAATAAGTATCTGTTAAGATGTTACTAATGTTATTAATTCAGCTGCGCGTTTGTTGTTGATCTCTTGTCCATCTTTTGCAGCTCGATATAAATAGGTTGTCATTTTTGCAGCTTGCTTTGGTGATAATTCAATCCCAGCTTCTTCTTCAGCTTCTTCAACAAGCTTTAAACATTCTTCCAAAGTGTCGTCATCAACTGCTGTATTTTCTCCATGATCAGAAACCAGCCAGCTCAGTGATACACCAAGGAATTTAGCTAATCCTTCTAGTTGATCCAATGTTGGTTTTGATCGTCCAGTGAAATAATGACCAATCGCTCCGCGAGTATTTTTTCCCATAGAAGGTGCAATATCAGTTTGAGTTAAATTCTTCTCAGTCATAACTCTTTTTGCTCTCGAAATCCATGTTCCCATAAGGTTTTCTCCGATTTAATTTTGTAGCGCTCCAATGATATATTCTACCAGAAATGTATCATTTTTAGAATAATATTTGTATCTTAATCAGCAATATGATACAATCTGTCACAATTTATTGGGAGATTATGAAAAAATGACATTAATTGAGTACGGAAGAAAAGAAAAAGCACTCGGCAATTACAGGTCCCTTAATGAGATCTGGGGAAGTATAGCACAGGAGCTTGGGGTTTCTACTCCACTTGTGAAATTGTGGGCGCATAAACAGAGGAGAGTGGCTGACATTCATGTGATTAACCTGGAGAAAGCTACTGGCGGAGAAGTTGCGCGTCATCACACCAGGCCAGATATATATCCACCGGAGGAAGCTTAATGAAAACGAAAAGAGATTCGATCGTTTTCTATAGATCTTTTTATGAAGCTGCTAAAGCTTTGGATGATCACCAGGAGCTCGAGCTTTACAGGGCGATCTTTGAGTTTGGCTTGGATCATAAGAATGCTGATATGGGACCGATGGCAGCTGCAATGTTTAAGCTGATCCAACCGCAGCTCGAAGCCAACTATAAGAAATGGCAGAACGGAAATAAAGGTGGAAGGCCAAAGCAAGAAGAAAGCGAAGAGAAACCTAAAAATAACCAAAAGGAAACCAAGAACGAACCTAATGTAAATGTTAATGATAATGTTAATGAAAATGATAATGCTAATGTCTTTATTAGGTTGCAGCTCAATGATAAATCCCTCTTTCCAATCTTTGAAGATGATCTCGTAAAGTATAGAGATCTTTACCCAGCTGTTAATGTGGAGCAAGAGCTGCGCAATATGGTGGGATGGATCGATGGCAATCCTACGAAACGTAAAACAAAAACTGGGATCAAGAAGTTTGTCAATGCCTGGTTATCTAAAGAACAGGATCAAGGCGGGCGAAGATCTCCAGGAGTAGCAAAGAGAGCTGGAAATCAATTATTGAAGGAGTACGCGAGATGATGATCGCAGAAGAGAAAAAAACAGCAGCAAGAGCTATATCAACTTTGAAAGTGATGTTCCCTTCTTTTGCTGCAAAGATGGATGATGATGAAGAATGGATGAACTTTTTAATCGAGGAGTGGTCCAAGGGTTTATCTGGGATCCCCATGGTGGATGTATTACATGGGATCGAACTGGTGAGAAGATCTGGATCAGAATTTGCACCATCCCTTCCTAAGTTTATTGAATATTGTGGCGGGCGACCAAAGCTTAACAAAGGCCTGGAGGATAAAAGAGAAACCACAAAAGACTATGCTCAGATGTGGATGAATGCTGATGATAAAGGCAAGTATCGTTTCTTTTTTGATCATCCTAAAAGTGAAGTACCTGGTTATGTCCAGGTCTGGTTCAAGAACTACAACAAACAGCATCGAGGTTGGACCAATCAAGAATCGCAGATGATGATTAATTTTCATTGTCAACCGCAGTGGCTAGATATTAGTGACGATGAGCAAGAAGCCAGGAGAGAGAAGATCGAAAAAATGAAAGACGATCACCAGAAAAACATTATTAATTATTTTATGAATAGGAGAAGCGCATGAGCGACGAGCTGAAGAAAGCATTGTTGGAGATTAGAAAAAGAATTGAAGAATCTGAAAAGCATTCTGGAGTTTGGCCAGATCCTTGGCAAGTAGATCTTGAAGAGTTGATCGCAAAAACTACAGTGCCAAAGAAGCCTGGGAAAAAATAGTGGCAGATGTTGAGCACCAGGTCCAAAAAGCAATATGTGATTATTTAGATCTTCAAGGCATTTGTTATTGGGCAGTTCCAAATGGTGGCAGCAGAAATCTGAGGACCGGGACAAAACTGAAGAGAGAAGGAGTTAAGCCTGGTGTCCCAGATCTAACGATCGTTCACTCTGGCAGATATATTGGTTTGGAAGTTAAAAAGCCTAAAACAAACTCTCCGAAGGGAAGGTTAAGCAAAGTCCAGGTTGAATTTCATGAAAGGATCAGAGCTGCGGGCGGTCATGTTGAAGTTGTTTACTCTTTGGAAGATGTAATAGAAGTGATCAATCGTTTGATGATCAGTGTGGATAAAGAATATAAATTTATAGAGGATCAGTGGTGGGCAAAAGTATGAACCAATTAACAGTAAAGCAAGAAAAGTTTTGCAAATCCTATATTGAAACAGGAAATGCAAGTGAAGCTTATAGGCAGAGTTATGACTGTCAAAAAATGAAAGGAGCTTCGATAAATAGAAATGCAGTAGCGCTTCTCGATAACACCAAGATTGCAACAAGAATCGGTGAGCTGCAATTAACGCTACAAAAAAAGTTTGAGGTGACTGTCGAATCACTATCAAAAGAACTTGACGAGGATCGGCAATTAGCTAGATCCCTGGGCCAACCTGGGGCAGCTATATCAGCTTTAAACGTCAAAGCGAGGATCCATGGACTAGATAAGCAAGTCATGTCTAATGATCCAGAGAACCCAATGCCAGCAACCATACAAGTGGAGATATTAAGAAATGAAAAGAGTTAAGCCTTTGATCAAACAACCAGTGGATTATCCAATCGAAGTGGAAGTCCATAAGCAACCCATAAACAAACTTTACCTTGGGATCTTTCTAGGTTTCTGGATTGGTTACGCTCCTTATATCATTCATCAAATGCAATGGCTTCGATAGAGCATACATGCAATGTTTGTGCCAGTGAATATGACGAAATGGATGGTGGAATCGAAGGTTACTTTGGGATCACTGAAGTAGCATTTTGTCCCTGGTGTTATCAAGCCATAGTAGATATGGTTCATTATCACGATCTCAATCATTATGACGACGACGAAGCTCCGCATACAAATCACTGAGAAGTTTGAACCCTTCTTAAATCCTCATCGATACAAAGTAGCACATGGAGGGCGAGGATCTGGCAAATCCTGGACGATCGCGCAGCTCTTGATCATGAGAGCTTACCGAGAAAAGACCAGGATCTTATGCGCCAGGGAGATCCAGAAGTCGATCAATGACTCAGTGCTGCTGCTCCTTGCTGATACGATCGAGCGAATGGGCCTGGAAGATTTCTTTGACATTCAAAAGACACAGATCATTGGTCGTAATGGATCCAGGTTTAGCTTTGAAGGACTCAGATCAAACATCACCAAGATCAAATCAATGGAAGGAATCCAGGTGGTATGGCTCGAAGAAGCAGAAAAAATCACTTCAGTCAGTTACGATACTCTTATTCCGACCATAAGAGCTCCAGGCAGTGAGATCTGGATCTCGTTTAATGCCCAGGATCTGCTGGATCCAACTTACCAAAGGTTTGTAGTCAATCCACCAGAAGATTCATACGTAGTCAAAGTCAATTACGTTGACAACCCATTTTTTCCAGAAACTTTGGAGAAGGAAAGGGTACACCTGGAGAAAGTCGATAAAGCTCTATACAAGCATATCTGGCTTGGAGAGCCACTAGAAAACAGGAAGGGTGCCTATTATGCCAGGCAGATCGAAGCAGCCAGGGAGGACAACAGGATCACCAAAGTTCCAATTGATCCAGTGCTGCCGGTTCATTCATTCTGGGATCTTGGAATAGCAGACGCAACCTCAATCTGGCTGATCCAGAGAGCTGGCACTGAGCTGCGAGTTGTTGGTTACTATGAGAACAGCGGAGAAGGGTTACAACATTACATCAATTGGCTGCATGACTTTCGAGATACGCATGGCATCACCTTTGGAGATCACTGGGCCCCTCATGATATTCAAGTACGAGAGCTGACCACTGGTAAATCAAGAAAGGATCAAGCCAGGCAAATGGGGATTGTGTTCCGAGTCACACCGAATCTACCGATCATGGATGGCATAGAAGCTGCCAGGAGAATATTGCCTAGGTGTTATTTTGATGAGAATCGCTGCGCTGATGGAATCAGAGCTCTGAGTTATTACCGCTGCGAGTATGACGAGGACAAAAGAGTTTACAAGGATCGCCCACTACATGATTGGAGCTCACATGGAGCTGATGCCTTCCGATATTTCGCTGTCGCCTGGATTGATAAACGTCATGAAGGTATGAATGGTCCAGCTGTTCTCAAACAGGATTGGAAGATCTTTTGAGCTGGCTCAAGCACTCACTGATCGAAGATTGGAAGTATGACTTTGCTGAATGGTACGTTATATTCGAGCATGGTGATATGCCCTGGAAACTTGCCAAATTGCTTAAACCAGGCATTCGTCATGTGTGGGCAGTACGTTGGGATGGATTCAATTGGATCTCTTTTAATCCTAGGCTTGGCGGGACTGACATCCACGTTTTACCCTTTGGTCCACAACATAAGATACAAAATGTTGTCAGCGATACTAATTGTAGTGTTATAATCCACGTTAATATTCGTCGTGATAACACCAGGATCCGAAATCCCTGGCCAACACTTTGCACTTGTGTTGAGCAAACTAAGGCCTTGTTAGGGATTGGCGGTTTAAGAACCTGGCATATATACACCGCGAATCAATTGTATAAACATTTAATCAAGGAGCATCATGGGAAAAAGGAAAGCAGCACCAGCACCACCACCAGCTAAAACTAAAGCTGAAGTTAGGCAAGAGAAAGAAGATGTCAAACTTGACAAGCAAATTGCAGCTAGAGAAGAAGCTCGTAAACGTGCCAAGCAAGGACGCATGAGTCTGATCTCTGGTGATGAAAGAGGTATTTACAGCAACACCTTAGGTTAATATGTCTAAATTTAAGATCCCTAAAGAGCTGGGGACAGTTAAAGAACTGATAGCTCGATACGAAGCAGCTAGAAGCAGAAAGGATCCTTGGATCAATCATCTCAGAGAATGTTATGATTTTGCACTACCGCAGCGTGAAAACTTCTCCCTTCATACTCCAGGACAAAAAAAGAATGTCGACATCTATGACTCGACCGCAGTCATGGGAGTCCAGAAGTTTGCTTCAAGATTACAAGCTACTCTCATTCCGCCCTGGCGACAGTGGACCAAATTAGTTGTAGGATCAGAAGTCGTTGAAGATGAAGAAGAAGTCCAGGAGTATTTGGACGAAGCCAACGATATTTTATTTGATCACATTAATCATTCAAACTTTGCTACACAGGCACATGAAGCTTTACTAGATCTCAGCGTATCAACAGGCGCTTTGATGTTAGAGGAAGCTGAACCAGGTGGCGATTCATTATTACACTTCACAGCAGTTCCGCTTGCTGATCTCTATCCAGAAGAAGGACCAAAAGGATCTATCGAAACGATCTGGAGAGTTCATTCTGTACCAGCTAGGCACGTAGAAAGGATCTGGCCAGGCGCTGAGTTATCAGATGAAGCTGCAAGAAAAGTAAAAGACAAGCCAGATGCTAAGATCGATCTGATCGAAGGCACAGTATTTGCTCCAAAAGAGAACGCTTATTATCAGTGCGTGATCGAGAGAGAGCATCAAAAAGTGATATTTACTAGGTATTACGAAGTTTCTCCTTGGATCGTGTTCCGGGAAATGGTTGTACCAGGTGAGATCCTTGGTCGTGGTAGAGTCATGCAAGTATTACCCGCGATCAAAACAGTCAATAAAGTCAGTGAGTTTGCTCTTCGCAATGCTGCCCTGGCTATTTCTGGGATCTACACAGTAACTGATGATGGAGTTATCAATCCATATAACATCAACCTGGAGCCAGGTACAGCCATCCCGGTCGGATCTAACGACAGCTCAAATCCAACATTACGTCCCCTGGACAGAGCTGGTGACTTCAATGTATCTGAATTAGTCATGGAAGATCTTAGAGAAAGTATTAACAAATGTTTGTTTGCTGAACCTTATGGCGGTATGGACTCTCCAACAAAGACAGCAACTGAAATGTCATTGCGTGGTCAAGAGTTAGTCATGGATGCTGGATCAGCTTTCTCCAGGTTACAGACTGAATTTATCGAGAAGATTGTTAAGCGAGCTGTATATATCTTGAAGAAGAATGGCAAGCTTGGTGAGTTTAAAGTGGATGGTCGTGAAGTCACGATCAAGCATACTTCACCATTAGCCAGGGCACAGGATCAAGAAGATATGTTAGCAGTTCAGCAATACATGGAAATGGCTATGGCTCTTGGACCAGAAGTCTTTGCGTTGGGAACAAGGATGGAAGATATGCCGGCTTATATAGGTAAGAAGCTTGGTATTGATCAAGAGCTGATTAGATCGAAAGAAGAGAGAACGGAATTGCAAGCGCAAGCAACAGAAGCGATGCAAGCACAACAGGAGATGCAAGGTGGCGGAGAGCAGTTGGGATAAATTAGATTTAGATGGTAAAGAAATACAAAAAGCCAGGAAAGAGAACGAAGCCAAGTCGCATGAAATAGCGGGCCAGTTCCAAGAATGTTTTAGTACAGATGCGGGGCAATACGTTCTGGATCGGCTGAAATCTATTACGATTGATAAGCCAGTGCTAAATCCAAACTCGACACAATTCGGTGCCGGGATCAGAGAGGGCCAAAACAACATAGTTAGACAGATCATTGATCAGTTGTCTTTGGCAGATAAAAAATAAACATTGGAGATAATATGAGCGAAGAAACTTTGATAGACGAAAACCCAGTAGAAGAAACTACAACAGAAGAAGCTGCAACAGAAACAGTTGAATCAACTGAAGTCGAAGCAGCTGCGCCAGAAGATGGTGAAAAACCAGAATGGTTAAAAGATAAATACAAATCAGTGGAGGACCAGGCCAAAGCCTATGCTGAACTCGAAAAAAAGTTCGGAGGTTTCACTGGATCGCCAGAAGCCGGTTACGAAATAAAAGCACCAGAAGATCTGCCAGGCGAGTTCGATATGGAAGATCCGAGGATTGAATGGTTCCAGAATGTAGCGAAAGAAACCAACATGAGCCAGGACACTTTCGATCAAATGCTTCATGGCTTTGCAAGAATGGAAGTAGAAGCTAATGATCCAGAAGCTGCGAAGTCGATTGAGATCCAGGCACTAGGTAAAAATGCAAATGCCAGGTTAAGAGATCTTGGTGATTGGGGTAAAGGTAATTTGACTCCAGATCAATATGAAGGCTTTAAAGGTTTAGCAACGACAGCTGCCGGTGTTGAAGTATTGGAAGCTCTAATTGCTAAAACTTCTGAGGGCAAAATGCCAACATCTAACACAGTTAGAGCTCCTGGAATGAATGAAGCTGCATTAAAAGAAATGATAGCTGATCCAAAGTACAAAGAATCAGCAGCATTCCGACAAGAAGTAGCAGAAAAGTTTGAACAGTTCTATGGACAATAATAATAGTCGTCATAAAACCAAACCTTGGGCCTGGCAAATTGGTTATTTTTGTGCCAGGGATGGAAAGGATCATGATCTTATTTATGGGCCACAAAAGGTTATTGATGAGTTTAACGCGGGATATGAGGCATGGACAAATTTCTCCCAGGTTCACTGCCAATCTAAACAGGCTTGATAGCTCTCCTCATATTTCTCCGGCCTAGTTAGATACAAGTGGGATTGGTTGCCCTAAGTAACCACCAAAAAAAGATACAATTTGTTGCACAAGAAACGATTTGTAGCTTATAATCAGAGAAAATCCAGCCATTGGACACTTCTTTATAGAACCCAGCTAGGTAGGACTTCGGCCCGCATGGCGGACACCCGGCAAAAAAGGTAATTTTTTAACTAACTATAAAGGAGGACTTATGTCCGCAAATTTATCATCCGCTGCCCAACAGCTGTTTGACTCTGAAGTCAAGCACGTTTTCCAAACAAATGGTGGCCTAAAAGACACTGTCACTAATCGTAATGATGTTGTTGGTGACATTTATAAATTCAGAGCAATGGGTAAAGGCCTTGCCAACCAGAAGAACACATCAGCAGATGTTGTTGCAATGGGTATCTCTCATTCTTTGATCAACTGTACTCTAACCAACTGGAACGCGCCAGAGTACACAGACATCTTTGACGCTAAAGAAGTAAACTTCGATGAAAAGACTGAGCTACAGACAACTATCGCTGGAGCACTTGGTCGTCGTCGTGATCAACTTATTTTAGATGCAATGGACGCAGCTACTGCGGGTACATCAATTGCCCATGGTTCTGCGGGATTAACTCTAGCCAAGCTTATTACAGCTTCAAAATCAATGACTGATAAAGGAGTACCATCGAGCGATCGTCACATCGCAGTATCAGCAGCTGGTCTTGAGGATCTATTAAGTGTAACTCAAGTACAAAGCGCTGACTACAACTCAGTTCGTTCTTTGGTATCTGGTGAGCTAGACACTTTTATGGGTTTCAAATTCCACGTTATCGAAACACGCGCGGAAGGCGGACTAGACTTATCGTCTGGTGTTCGTGAAGGTTTTGCTTGGCATTCATCAGCAGTTGGACTAGCAACTGGAATGGAAATCACAGCGAAAGTTGACTGGGTTCCACAGAAAACTTCATGGCTATGTAATGGCATGATGAAAGCTGGTGCTGTTGTTCGTGATGCAGCTGGATTAGTTTCTATCAGCTGGCAAGAGTAATTAAGTTGTAACTTGAATGGTGGTATCTCATATAGGGGTACTGCCATTTTTTTTAAGGAAATATTATGGCAACATCAATTGAGATATGTTCTAACGCATTAAATTTGATAGGCCATGGCTCAATCGCTAGTTTCACAGATGGTGGAGCCGGAGCCAACATTGCAGATGCTTTATACGAAACAACTTATGAAGATCTGTTATCACAACATCGCTGGAGATTTGCTTCAGCTAAAGTCACATTAGCGCAGCTGACAGCTAAACCAGTTAATACCTGGGATTATGCTTACCAGTTACCCGCTGATTATATTATTGCAACGACAATTCATCCAAACATGGACTATGAGATCTTTGAGGATAAGCTGTACACAAATTCACAAACTGTTGATCTGGATTATGTTTATAAAGCACCAGAAGCAGAAATGCCCGCATACTTTCAAAGAATATTAGAGTACCTTCTTGCTTCAGTTTTTGCTATTGCGATCACTGACAACTCTAACAAAGCTGAAGAGTATCGTCGCATGTTTGACTACAACCTAAGAAGAGCCAGGTTCACAGATTCACAATCAAGGCCGACGAAAGCTATTGTCCATTCTCCATTTATTGAGGCTAGACAGTAATGGCAAAAGTTATTACGCTGCAAACTTCTTTTGTTTCTGGTGTACTAGATCCTCGACTCGCGTCCAGGACAGATATAAAACATTTCTACCAGGGAGCTGAAGTAGCTGAAAACGTAGTAACAATGCCACAAGGCGGTATAAAACGTCGTCCAGGATTAAAATATATTGCTAATACAGCGTCTAACAATAAAGCCAGGTTAGCTTCTTTTGCTTTTAACGTAGAGCAAACTTATTTAATGGTGTTTACTAATTTAAGTGTTGCAGTTTATAAAGATGGTGTTCACCAGGCAAATGTCACAACACCTTACACAACTGCTCAGTTATTTGAATTATCCTGGACACAATCAGCGGACACAATGATCCTGGTCCATAAAGATCATGCGCCAAGAAAATTAGTCAGAGGTGGATCACATACTTCCTGGACACTATCAACAATTAGTTTAAGTAATATTCCGCAGTTTAATTATGGATCTGGCAATGTAGATGTCTGGTCTAATGCAAAAGGCTGGCCAAAAAGTGCTACATTCTTCCAGGGACGTTTATGGTTTGGTGGATCACTCTCCCGCCCTCAAACTTTATGGGGATCTAAAACAAATGATTTCTTTAATTTTGATGTTGGCACTTCTTTAGATGATGAAGGAATCGATGTCACATTAGATACAGATCAAGTCAACGCTATTACAGCTGTTTATTCTGGACGACATTTACAAATCTTTACAACTGGTGGTGAGTTCTCTATGCAAGACTCTCCTATTACCCCATCAAAAAGTGCAGTAAGAAGAGAAACATTATTTGGATCTGGAGCAGTACCGCCTAAAAATATTGATGGTGCTGTTATCTTTGTAGATCGCACAGGTAAATCAGTCAGAGAGTTTTTATTTTCCTACAATGAAGATTCATATACAGCTGGCACTGTTTCATTATTGGCTTCGCATTTGCTTAATGCTCCGGTCGATATGGACGTATTAAAGGGTACTGCTAATGATGATGCAAACTACGTCTATTTCGTTAATGGCGATGGCACAGTAGGTGTTTACAACACGTTAAGATCTCAAGAAGTTAGTGGCTGGACTAAATGGACTACATCTGGAGAAATTGAATCAGTAGCAGTTGTAGTCGACGATGTTTACTTTGTAGTTAAAAGAACAATTAATGGATCAGTAGTTAGGTTCCTGGAGCAACTCGATTCCTCAACTTATACTGACGCAAACAAAACAGTAGTATTAGGATCACCAGGCACAGCAGTTACTGGATTAGCTCATCTAAATGGCCAAGAATCTCGCGTTAGAGCAGATGGAGAAGTTAGAGCAAACGCTACTCCAGGTTCTGGATCAATTACCCTGGCAGAAACAGCAACGAATGTCGAAGTTGGCCTGGACTACACAACGACAGTTACAACAATGCCGATCAACATGGACTTCCAGGATGGGCCAACACTGACCAGGAAAAAACGAATTGTTAAAGTTGTGCCTAATGTTTATGAATCTTTAGGCATAAGTATTAATGGAGATCGGTTTATAGATCGTAACTTTGGTTTGTCTTTAGATAGCGCACCAACAGCTTACACAGGGCTGAAAGAAATGTATTTATTAGGGTGGACAGAGCTGGCCCAGGTCACGATCACCCAAACAGATCCGACACCAATGACAGTGCTCGGATTAGCAATAGAGGTAGAAGCGTAATGGGAATGTTATTGGCAATAGCTAGTGCTGGTGCGAGTATTCAAGCTGGTCGAGCTAAACAACAAGCTTATGAGAGAGATGCTGACAGAGAAACATTTGCAGCAAAGGATAAAGAGATCCAAAGAAAGAAACGATTAGTGGCTGCATTAGCTACTCAGAATGCTGTTAGAGGTGCTCAAAATGTTGCAGCATTTCAAGGATCTTCACTTAATTTAATGAATCAAGATGTAGAAACATTTGAATATGATCAAGATATGGGAGCAGCTAACCTGGCTATGAAACGTCAATCATTATTAGAAGAAGGAAAAGCTGCCAGGCGTTATGGTTATCAAAGTGCTGGCAATACTTTATTGAATGCTGCTCAGAATTCAATGGACATAGGATAATATGGCTGAAATAACAAGATACCAAAGATCTGAAGCTGCCCAGGCAGTTCCAACATCAAAAGCAGAAGCTAATAATTTACAGTCCCTGGCTGAACGTCTGCGCTCATTTTCTGACAGACAGTTTGATCGAGAAGCTAAACAAGCTGCATTTGAAGGAGAGCAAGCTGGACAATTAGCTGCAAGTGGCAAGATTGGCGGTTTAGATCTTAGTGATAATTCAACAATTAGATCTAGGGCATTTAACAAAGGCGCTCAACTTTCTCATGCTGCTGCAATCAAAGTAGATATTAATGAAAACATCTCCAGGTTAAAAATGGAAAACCCTTTTGATGTTGCTGCCTTTACTGAAAAAGCAGCTGGCTATAAAAAAGGGATGTTGTCAAAAGTAGATTCAAGTTTATATGCTCTTGCTGAAGCTGATCTTAATACTGCCATTAGTAATGGAACAATAAAAATTGGTCAAGATTTTATGAAGATGGAGCAACAAAACCAAGTTGCTACTATACAAAAAGGTGTTGACGTTGGAATGGAAGCAGCTCTGCAAATGGCTGCCCAGGGAGATATTGAAGGATCAGATGATCAGATAAATCAAATTCGCACAGCTATTGAGGCTGGTATAGAAGCTAACTTACCTGGAGTTAATCAAGCTTATTTAGATGAAACAATGAGCAAGCTAAGTGAAGCAGCTGATTTTGAATTAATCCTAGGAGAGTTTAAAAGAGAATTAGACGCTAATGGTATTGAAGCAGCAGAAAATGCTTTAGATGCTTTTAGTGAATACACAGATCAGCTAGTTGACGAAAATGGCGACGAAGTAAGCATACTTCCAGAAACTAAAAGAAAAATTATTTCCGCAATGGAAACTTTAATTTCCAGGGATCGCAGTGATCAGTCAAGAGCTAATGCTGCTTTTAAAGCGCAACAAGCTGCAAAAACAAAAGAGATTAAAAGACAGGCTAAAAAAGCAATTTATGCTTTAAAGAACAATCAAATTCCAGATGGTATTGAGGATTTAGCTTTAGCTGCTCAATTAAATGGTGACATGGATGTTGCTGAAGAGCTAGAGTTAGAACTAATAATTACAAGACAAATGATTGATACACCAAATGAAGATGGAATTAGTTTTGTTGATCGCTCGCCCATAGAGCAAGAGCAAATGATTAACGATTTAAAAAAGCATAAAAACTTACCTCCTGGCACAACAAGATTATTAGAACGCATGGAAGCAACTCATGACTACACTATGTCGGAGATTAACAAAGGCAATGCAATGAATTTAGCTTTTGAGCAAGGTGTTATTTCAGATCTTCCACAAATTGATTTTTCAGATCCACAATTTAATAGTGCTGAATTTTACGAACAACGTATGCAATTACATCAAGTAGTTGAAGCTCATTACGATATGGAGCTTTCTCCTTTTACAGATATAGAAGCAAAATCTTTAATTAGTTATATGGACAGTGCAGAAGTCCCATTAGTATCAAAAGTAAAAACTATGACAAATTTAGTTGATGGACTTGGAGATGGTGCTTCTAAAGTAATGGAGCAATTGTTTGACAAGAATGCTGTTGAATACACTATGGTTGGTGAGCTTGTATTAAACGATAACCCAACGCTGGCTTTTAAAATTTTAGAAGGCATGGATCTTATAAGGTTAGGAGTTGTAGAAAAACCAACAGGTTTACATGAAGCAATTACTGGAGTTATGGGTGATGTTTTAAATAACAATCCTACATATAAAGGCGCAGTTATAGAAGCAGCTACAGCAGCGTATATGACAGAACCACAAACTGGAACTGCGGTAGGACAAGATGTAGAAACAATTGTAAAACAAATAATGGGTGGCATTATAGACATGGGATCTATGCCTGGCGGAAGGGTTCCTTATAGCATTATTCCTCCTAGTCCAGAAATAACTGCTGGAAACTTTAGCGATAGATTAAAAGATCTGCAACTTGATGATATTAAAGCTCATGCTAAAGCAAATGGTACTGAAACTGCTGCTATTGGCTACACTGATGAAGAAGTTTTAGATCTTATAAAAAATGAAAAATTAGTAAACGTACCTCCATATGGCGAGGGTGTTTACATTATCCAATATGGAGAAAGTGATTTAGAAATTTTAAGAAAACCAAATGGCGAACCATTTGAGTTTAAATACTTTTTACGCGCTGGCTTACCGGAAACATATTAATGAGCGCTTTTAATTCCGGTACCCAGGACTTTTACGATAAGGTAAACCTATTTGGGCCCACAATTGAAGAGCTGGGACCGGAAACGACTTATAGAGATAACTTTAATGCTAGTTTAGAAAACTTTAAATATGAGTGGATGTCTGGCTCTGAGAAAGGAGTTATAGGGGATCCAATTAAAGAGCAGCTGCAAAAATTAAGAACGCTTGATGATCCAAGCTATGATCCTAATGCTGTCAATACTTATGATATAACGAATGAGCGCATTCTTGATAGTTTTGAAAACGATAAAAAAGAATATAGGGATCGCACTTTTGAAATACTAGAATTACAGAAAAAACATCCAGAACTTGGATTATTAACCTACGATCAGATGATGGTATCGGTTCAGTCTGAAGCTCAAAAGATTCGTGAAAACATGGAGCAAGTAACAGGTAATCGTACCTGGGGCGGTGTAGCTGGAGAGATAGCTGGAACAGTTGTAGGTGCCTTTCAAGATCCAATAATTCTTGCTTCTTTATTTTTAGGTACTGGAAAAATTACTGGCGGTACTAAAACAGCAAACGCATTAAAAGCTTTCTTTACTGAAGCTGGAATTGCTATGGGCGCTGAAGCATTAATTCAGCCTAAAGTAATGGATTGGAAATCAAGACTAGAAAGTCCATACAGTTTAAAAGATGCTGCAATTACAGTATTAACTGTTGGTGGTTTTGCTGGTGTTATTAGAGCTGGTGGATCTGTTACTGTAGATGTCATTGAAGCAGCAAGTGCTGCAAGAAAATTAAGGGCCCAGGGAAAGACAACAGAAGCTGATATTTTAGATAGTTTTGTTGATATGTATTCTAGTGGTAGAGCTGGACCAGGAGAATTTTTAGAATCTCAATACAAGCCAATGGAAGTTATACAAAAGGCTTTAGATGAAGGTCGTTTACCTGGAGATTCAGATATTGAAGGATTAGTTTCAAGAGGAGATATTCAACAATTAAATCCAAATGATATTCAAGTTGATGCTGCTACATTTCAATTTAAAGCTGATGGTGATGCTCAAGGAGTAAGTGATGCTTTAAAAGGTGTTAAAGATTGGGATCCTATTGCAGCTAATACAGTTATTGTTTGGGAACGAGCAGATGGAGTTAAGTTTATTGCGGATGGGCATCAAAGACTTGGACTTGCAAAAAGACTAGCAGCTGAAGGTGCTGACGATATAAGTATCAATGCTTTTGTATTAAGAGAAGTAGATGGCTCCACTCCTCAAATGGTAAGAGAACAAGCTGCTGCAATTAATATTGGACAAGGCACAGGATCAGCCATAGATGCTGCAAAAATACTTAGGGATGCTGGGCCAGAGGGTAGATCAATTATTGACAATCTACCGCCAAATCAAGCACTTGTTATGCAAGGTAGAGGCCTATCTAAATTAGACGATGAATCATTTAGATTAATGATTGATAAAACTATTCCAGAAAGATTTGGAGCTTTAGTTGGAGATCTTATTGAAGGTGGCGCTAACCAGGCAGCAGCTATTCGTGCCCTGGCAAAAGCTAAACCAGCAAATTTAGTCCAGGCTAGATCAATGATCAGCGATATGAATGCAGCTGGCTTTACTAAAGTTAAGACTGATGATCTGTTTGGTGGTGTGGAGTTTAGTGAATCACTTATTGTTGAAAGAGCTAAAGTAATTGATAACGCTGTTAGTAGGCTAAAAAAAGATAGAGCTGTATTTAAAACTTTAACTGATCAGGAGAATAGGATCAGTGGCGGTGGTAATGTTTTAGATCGTGCTAAAAACCTTCAGCGTTTATCGAGTGATGAAAACTCCCTGGCAACTTTAACTGCCCTGGCTAACAATAAAGGACCAGTATCTGATGCAATAAATGAAGCAGCAGCAAAACTTAAAGCTGGTGAATCCTTACAAAACTCTACTAAAGGAATTGTTAAAGCAGTTAAGCAAGCAATTAAAGATGGCGGTATAGAACCAGAAGTAATCACAAAGCCAGAGATTGGCAAACCAGTTAAGCTGCAAGATCTTGATGATAAAAGTATTGCTAAAGCTGAATTAGAATTCAGAAGCAAACAATTAAAAGCAAATTTAAATGTTGCGGAATATCATAAAAAAGCAAAACCTCTGCAAAAACAATTTGAAAAAATTGGAAAAGAAATTGCTAAAGATCTTGGAGATGATGGTTTATTTTTAAGTCCAGGAATTAAAGAATTAAAAAAAGTTAAAAACAAGGTTAAGGATAAATACAAAGGAAAAACTGGACGACTAACTGATGTTATAAGAATGGGTTTTGCACTCAAAAATTATTCTGATACTGCCAAAATAATTAAAAGAATAAGTGATAAATATGAGGTTCTTGATGAAGGATTCATAATGAATGGTGCTGGATATTTTGACCATAAATTAATAGTTCGCTTTAAGAATGGTCAAATAGGTGAAATTCAAATGTGGGAGCCACACTTATTAGCAGCTAAAGAAGGCAAAGATTTTGTAGATGATCTTTTTACAGAGGATATGAAGAAATTTATATCTGATTTTGACGTGCCTTCAAGAGAAAATAGTGGACACAATATTTATGACAAACAAAAAGACTTACTCGAAGATGGAGTCATACCACCAAAAAATCAAGCAGAATTTAATAGATTAAATAAAGAACAAGATAAGCTTTATTCGCGAGCCAGCCAGTTTTCAAAGACTTCCTGGAACACAGCTTTAGAGAGTTTTTTGCCAGATTCCATAACATCAAGAGGTGAAACAGGCTCCCAAACTCCTGGAAGATCTGGATCGTCAATGGTAAATGCTGCTATAGATCCATCTGGTGGAGCTACGACAACTGCCGGAAAGCCTTCCCAGTTAAACCAATCGACTACGTCTGAATCATTAAACATAAATTCTACCTCTAAATCTATTATACCTGGTGCTACAGAACGTATCTATTTAAATGATCCAGAAATGGCAAAGATGATAGATAGTGAAATTATAGAAGCACAGCGAATTGTTGATCAGTTTGGTGGTGATTTCCAAGTGCCTTACTCAAGAGTAGATGGATTTGGTGAAGAAATAGTGGAGATTGAGGGAGCAAGAAAAATTTTCAATGATATAGATCAAGACGAAAAAGTTGTTAATGATCTGTTTACTTGTATGGGAGGATCTTAATGCCTAGTTTAATTCAATGTATTGATGATGGAGTTGCAGCAAGATTAGTGTCAGATCAAATGGCTTTAGATCTTAAAGATGCTGTCACTGGTTTTACTGAACGTCATATCCTGGAAGGTAAAGATCCAGCAGCAGCAAAAAGAATGGCACAAACAGATGCTATTGAAGCAAAAATGACTCAGCTTAAATTACAGCGCAGACAAAAAGCACTACAAGTTATAAAGATAAAAGAAGCTATAGATGCTGCTCAAGCTCATCCAAAAGGTTTCAAACGCGGTGTTGTGTCTATTTTAACTAAAGACATAGACGACATATTAAGCGAGTCAAATATTAACTATAGAGCAAAAGCAATACTTGGACAATTTCACAGCAAGATAGCAAGAGCTATGGAGCAGTTTCGCACAAAAACGCTTGGATTTCGCCAGGATATAGCTGGCATGAGAGATGTGGTTCGTGAAATAGAAGGAGTTGATACTGGTAACAAAATTGCTAAAGAGTTTGCTGAACAGATTTCTGGAGTTTTTGATGAAGCCAGGCTGCGCTTTAATCGTGCTGGTGGCGGTATTAGAAAATTAGAAAATTGGTTTCCTCATTGGTGGGATCCAAAGTTAGTAAAAAGAATATCTAAAGAAGATTTTGTTGACAAATTTGGATCTAAATTAGATCGTGACAGAATGATAAATCATCTTGGTATTCCAATGAACAACCTGGAATTAAGAATATTACTTGAACGTGCCTATGATGACATTACTACTGATGGATTAGCAAGCTTAGAGCCTGGAGTCAGAGGTGGAACTAAGATGGCTAACAGACACCAGGAACACAGAGTGTTAATTTTTAAAAATGTAGATGATTGGTTAGATCTTAATGATCAATATGGTCGTCCGGATCTATATACAACAATGAATGATCATCTCTCAAATATGAGTCATGAAATTGCGATGATGGAAGTTTTAGGACCAAACCCGCAAGCAAGTTACGAATACCTAAGAACAATGTCAAAAAAAGATGGAGCTAATGAAGTTCGATTAGCTCAGTTAGATGCGATTTGGAATGTGGCTTCTGGAAAAGTTAATAACGCAGTTATGACCACTGTTGCTGATTTTTCAAGAACGACCAGGAGTTTATTAGTTGCAGCACAATTAGGTGGAGCTTTCTTATCGTCATTAAATGATCCTTGGATTGCCAGAATGACAGCAAAGATAAATGGCATACCTTCTATGAAAGTATTTAAAGAAGCGCTTCGTCAATTTAATCCAGCCAATAAAGAAGATCGAATTTTTGCAGTTGAGATGGGATTAGTTGCAGAAGCCTGGACAACACGTGCATTAGCAGCAAATAGATTTACAGAGATCACTGGAGCTGATTTTGCAGCTAAAGCTGCTGATGCTACTATGAGAGCTTCATTGCTTTCTCCTTGGACAGATGCTTTACGAAAAGGTTTTGGAATGGCGCATTTCTCACAACTCGCAAAAGACTCTGCAAAAGCTTTTAAAGATCTTCCAAAGCTTAGACAACAAGCATTGAAAAGATACAACATTTCTCCAGAAGAATGGGAAATATTAAGAAAGACAAAAGCTATTGAACACAAAGGAGCTAAGTATTGGTCAATAGAAAAATTCCTGGAAAGATCTGATTTGCCAACAAATCAAAAAAATGCTTTGATCGGCAAAGTACAAGAAATGACTTTAGGTGAAATA